AAATATTTAATACTTTTTGGTCTTTCCCAGTATTTTAAATTTATTTGTTTTTTTTCCAGAAAATAATCTGTAATAAGGCTCCAACAATCTTGTTTTCCCCATACCCATGTTCTGCCTATTAATGAAGGTGGCTTCCAGCCTGTAGGTTTTATTTCATTCCAATTTGTATGTTCAACACTATAAATAAAATATGGGAACCCTAAATGCTCACATGATGCTTTATCAGCTTCAGATGCATTTGCAGAACCTTTTGGGTGACTATGAATAACACCAAGTATTTCACCTCCTTGATCTTCACAGTCTGCCCAATCTTCTGGGTCTAATGCAAAAAATTGATGTTGACCCTCTGCAATATTTTTGCAAGGCCAAAATTTTTCTTCTCCATTTATTACAGTTAATAAACCACAAGCCTCTTTTGGTGATTCTTGTTTTGCATATTCTTCAGCGTCATTTTTCCAAGTCATAATTAAAAATTTATTAATGTACCGACTAAAGGAAAATCGGCTCTTGTTACAAGTTTTTTAGGTGCACCAACACCAATCAAATCAAATGTGCTGACTAATTCAAACTGAACAATATCTCTATTTTCAGTTACTTTTCTTTCAATAAAATATATTTCTCTTGGAAGTTCTGCTGTAGGATCAACTGAACCTACTTTATACGGATTAACATTTGATGGAAAGTTTTCTTCATCTAAAAATCTTGCAAGTGTTCGTCTGCGTGTAACTTTTGCTCCTGTCAGATCACTAAAAGCTGTAGTTTGATTAACAAGTTGCATGATTGCTGTGATGTTTCCGAGTAAATTAGAAAAAGTTAATGTAGGTCTTGGAAGTTTTCCCTTGCCTGAATATGCAAAACCCTCAGCACTACATGGAAACTTTGTGTAAGTGTTAGATTGCCATATTAAATCAGTGCTGTCTTTCATGTTATTTCCAGCATGAAATAAGTAAACAGTAGGAACAGTTGGTGTTACATTTGAATTAAATGAAACATTACCACTTGTAGATTGTGAAACTGTGGAAGTAACAGTAAATTGATTTGTAGATTCAGTTTTTATTGTATAAATACCATCTCCAGCATTTCCTGAGGTAAAATTTAAAACTACTATTGTTCCAACTGGCATACCATGTCCAGTTGCACTGATAGTAATTGTTGTGCCGCTTTGTGAATATGTGCCAGTCTGTGCAGTTTTTTTAAAATGTACATCAGGTTTTAACTCAACAGAAAACAATTCTATTATTGATTTATTTGTTAATTGTTGAAGTTCTGTTGTTGGATTTCCCATTATGGTTCAAATACTTCTCTAAATGTTGTTGTGATGATAGCCCTGTTGTTGTATGGAATTTGTTTTGACCAAGAATCGCATACAAACTGTCCAGCACCAGAAAGAGTTATTGAAACATTTCCTGAGTTTGTTGCACTGGCAGCAGCCGTTACAGTAAAAGCATCATCACTGGTTACTGAGGCAACAGCAAAAGTCCCATCTGTTGCAGAACCAGACGTATAATCAATTGTTAAAACATCACCTATTGCAACACCATGTGAAGTGATACTAATAGTCACAGTTGTTCCGCTTTGCGAATATGTTCCTGTTTTTATAAAGCCCTCTGCTGGTGGGGTGAAAGTAAAACTTGCTTGATCGTTTACCCTGCTTCTCAAAAATGCTTCTATGACATCTGCTTCAGTCTCAGACACGTTAAAAGTAAGATCATATACTTTAGGGTCTTGTGTTAAAGGAAGGCCAAATAAAGCCCTAAACTCATAACCATCACCAAGTCTAGAAACTCTTACTCTTGGTGAACTTGTTTTTCTCATCCCATAAGTGGGTTGTATTGATGGAAAAGTTGCCATTACCTATTTAATAAACCTCCAGCCCTTTGTTCTTGTACTAATGTAGTTTGTACCACAGCAGCAATTAATTGTCCAAGTGCCTGACCCTCTGCCTGACTTCCAGAAACAGAAGAACCAGAAGCATCTACGTTTACTGTAACCATATTACTAACAGAACCCCCGCCAATTTTATCGTTCGCTGTAACAAATCCTCTACTTGAACCCATAGTCAATATTTCCGGCCCTTTTTCACCAACTACAAAGCTTTTGCCTGCGGCCACCGGCCCACCATTTGCCCGTCTACCAAATAAGCCGCCTAATATATTTCCAACAAAACCACCGATACCACTGCCACCTCCTCTTTTACTTGCAGATTTTCCAAAGTTTTCACCAAATTGACCAATTAATCTATCAAGTTGAGCATCAATAATTTTATCCCTAATTCTATTTAAAACATTTGTCATTGCTTGCCCGAACGATTGTGCGCCTGTTATAGCTTCGCGTAAATTATCCTTGATACTTGTTTCTATTTCTTCGCCAATTGAAGCAAAAACTTCTTTTAATTTTTTTGCTTCTTCTCTTTGTTCTTTTAAAATATCAACTTGTTTTTTTAATTTATCTTCTTTTTTTAATAGTTCAATAAGTTCTTTACTATCTTCTTCTCCAAATTTTTTCTTAAGTTCATTGATTCGATCTTGTAAAGTTTCTTCGTCAGTCTTTCCTTCTAACTGTCTCTCTAAATTATTAATACTTTTTAATTGCATAATTGTGAAATCATTAAATGATTTATTTAATTTTTGTTGTGCTTTTCTTTCATCTTCACCTTTTAAAATTTTATTTCGTTCTTTTAAAACTTTAAGTTCACGCAATAATCTCTTTTCAGTTCCTTTTGCAGATCGACCTCCACCTAATTGAGAAAGTTCAAATTCTTTTTGTGAAATGGTTAGTTCATTTAATGCAAGTGCAGAATTATCGGCTGACTCTGTAATTCCTTTAATATTATTATCAAATTCTTTTGCAGCTTTTGCAGCGGCATCCGCATTTGTTTTATTTTCTAAAAATTTAGCTGCTAAATGTCCTAAAACAATCACAGCAGCACCAATTCCAGTTTTAATTAACGCAATTTTAAAAGCATTTGCAGCAGCAGTCGCAGTCGCAAAACCGACAGAAGTTGCAGCAAGAGTCGCTTTTGTAGCTATTAATTGACCAGTAAATATTTTTGCTCCTACAGTAAGCGCAGCAAAATTGGCTTTAATTGCTATTACTTGTGCAGATAAAATTGGTATTGCAATAGTTACACCCTTTATTGCTACTCCAATCCCTGCAAATAATAATGATATTGTGCCTGCCGGTGAATTTACAAAATCAGTAAATTCTTGAGTTAGTTTTGTAATTGCTCTAATAACAGGCAATATTGCGGGACTTAATTTATCACCAAAAGCTCTTGAAAGGTTTTCTGTTTCATTACTTAAATTTTTAAATACTTGAGTAGGATCATTTTTTAACAAAGCTGCTAATGATGCGCCCCCCTCTGTTTCAATCTTCTTTAATGCCCTTATAACAACGCCACTTGTAATTTTACCTTCACTACTAAATTTTTTAAGTTCGCCGACAGTTGTTCCAAGTTCATCTGCAACTGGTTTTAAAATTGTTGGTATTTGTTCGGAGATACTTCTAAATTCATCACCTTGTAACCTTCCAGAACCTAACGCCTGCGCTAATTGTCTAAAAGCATTAGAACTTTCTATTGCAGAAGCTCCCGCTAATTTAGCTGCTGTATTAAAACCGAAGAATGTTGTTTTTATATCTTCAACGCCCACTCCTAAAGGTTGTAATCTTGCTGTAATATCTGTAATTCCTTCAAGTGCTTCTGTTGCACTTAATCCAAAGGCTCTTTGCGCTTGAGCCGCTAATTCTTGAGATCTTGCAAAAGTGCCTGAAGCTTTTGTTAATAATCCTAATCTGACATTTAATTTTTCAAAATTTGCAGATGTACTTATAGCTTGCTTTGCTAAAACACCTATGCCAATCCCTGCAATAGCTGTTTTTAATCTATTAACACCCGCGTTTAATTGTGTTGTTTGATTCTGTACGCCTTTTAATGCGCTTGTGGCTTGCGTTGCATTTACAGTAAGTTTTACATTAGCCTGTGCCACAAATAAAAAAAGACTTTCTTATATCTTACCTTCTATTTGCTTTTTGACGATTAGATTCTCTTTTTTCGTTTTCATATTTAACTTCATAGTATGCAGCCCAATATATAAGCTCTTCTTCAGATAAAGAAGTTCTTAGTTCATATAATGTTTTACTGAGTTCTGTTGCTAGGAAAAATTCAAAATTTAGCCAATTATCCCCTCTTATTCTTTTTTTGCTGTATCTAAATCAAGTTTTATATCATGTAAAAATAATTCAATTTCATTTAAAACTTTTTCAGGTAATTCTCTT